AAACTGGAACAGGGCGAAATAAGCAGAGAGGAATACGACCAGTGGCGGTACAAGTACCCCGAACTGGACACTTCAAAGCATTGGGCAAAAGTCCCCTCACAGGCGGTCAGTGATTATATGCTTAATGGATGCGCAAGCGCATCCATGGAAGAATTTCAGAAAATCGAGAAAGAAGAAAAGAAAACAGCTAAAAAGAAAAAGCAGAAATAAGCATAAAAAGACCTTGCCGATATTCAGTTTCCATATCTGAAAATCAGCAAGGTTTTCTTATGCTAATGATGTAATTATTTAGTGCGTGATGTTGAAAATGTTGCCAAATCGTTGCCAGTTCCTAAACAAATTTGCTTGTAACCCGCATAAACACTGGGTTCTTGAAGCCCATTTCATCACTCGAACTCAATCGTCCCCAGCGTCTTTCTCATCCATGCAGTACAAAAATATGTTAAAATTTCATGTCTCATACACATATTCCACCTAATCCACTCTTTCCATAAAGTTTTCAATCTCAAAAACATCTCACGGATTAATTCCAACAACATCCTCTGTCTCACACTGCAGTTCAAATCTTATCCACTGCTTCTCAAACAATCTATGATATATTATTTGAAATCCTCATTATAAACAATTACCTCTTCCACCCTGCAATGCAGCCGCCTGCATATCCGCTCTACCACATCAAGGCTTACTTTTTCATTTTTACCCATTTTTGCCAATGTACCCCTGCTTAAAGTACCATCAGCAACCAGATCCATCTTTTTCATATCTTTATCTATTAAAGTCTTCCATAACGGTTTATAAGTAATCATCATTATCACCCTTTTCTATCTTATCAAATTATATCCAAACTGTCAATAAAAAGTTCTATAAAGTTGAAATTTTTTTCTAATAACTATTGACATTCACCATGCATATGGTAATATATCAACAACAAGAAAGCAGAACAAAATTCTAAATTATTAGAATATGGAGGAATAAAAATGTTAAAAAATCAATTATTTGGTGTAGAAGTAGAATTTACAGGAATCACAAGAACCGAAGCTACAGAAATAGTTGCAGAAGTATTAAGCAGCACTGCATCACCTGCCACAGGACATCCTTACTATACAAGAAATATCAAAGATGCAAAAGGCAGAACCTGGAAAATTCAGCGTGACGGGTCTATCGTTGGCGAAACAAAATCTGGCCCTGCCACTGATAAATATGCTGTAGAATTCATCACTCCGCCTTTGCATTACTCTGATATTGAACTTCTTCAAAAAATTATCCGTTCATTCAAAAAGGCCGGAGCTATAACAAATAGCAGTTGTGGCATTCATATTCATGTGGATGGTTCAAACCACACTCCATCATCATTAAAAAAGATGGTAGATTTCATGATTTCCCGACAGGATTTAATTTACGAAGCACTTGAAATAAACTCAAGAAGCGTAAAATGGTGTCAAAAACTAAATTCCAAAATACTTCATGAATTAAAAAACAGTAGAAATTTAACAATCAATACAATAGAAAAAATCTGGTACAGCCCTGCAAATGATAACTATTCAAACGGTATCAGCCGTGAGCATTACAATTCAACACGTTATCATGGAATTAATCTTCATGCTTTCTTCACGAAAGGAACTATTGAATTTCGTCTTTTTAACAGTACACTTGATGCTGACAAAGTAAAAGCCTATATCCAATTTTGCCTTGCAGTATCAGCATGGGCAATTACATCAAATGAAAAAATCCTGTTCCGATCAATAGAAGGATATACACCAAAACAAAAAGTTACAATCATGAGAAATATTCTTACAAAACGGCTCGGTCTTTATGGTAATGAATTTCGAATCTGCCGGCTTCATCTAATGACTCCATTAAAGGAAACTGCCAGCATGGCCTAAAAATATAATCATCATATGCTGACCTAACGGCATGACGGGGAGAAACGGAGACAATATGAAAAAACTGTACATAGCGTATGGGAGTAATCTCAATTTATCACAAATGGCTTCCCGCTGTCCATCAGCAAATGTTTACGCAAAAGGAACGTTAAATAACTGGGAACTGGTCTATCGTGGCAGCAAGACAAACGCACACGCTACAATTATCCGAAAGCAAAACTCTACCATTCCAGCTCTTATCTGGGAAATTGAAAAAAGCGACGAAGTCCAGTTAGATATTTATGAGGGATACCCGCACTATTATTTCAAAAAGAATATTATGGTATATATCAACGGGAAAAGAAGAAAAGCGATGGTATACATCATGAATGAAAATCAGGCACCTGGCAGACCATCTAAACAATACATAAACACAATCCGGCAGGGGTACATTGATAATGATATGGACCTTTCCATATTTGAAAAATCTTTAGAATTAAATTTACAAGAAATGCATTCATAAAATATAACCACAAAAAGACGTCTGTATTCAAAAACGTCTTTTTGTGGTCAAGCGTGTTGCAGCACTACTTGCGTGATGAAATTATAGAGCCATTCTTGGTATGTACAATTTTAGGCGGATCATTAGGCTCACAAACAATCAATTCATCGAGTCTGCAATTTAAGGCCTCACAAATCAGGTCAAGATGTTCCAGATTTACCCTTTCTGCCAGCTCATGGTACAAATCATTGATTGTATTAGCACGAATGCCCGTTGCCCTTGCCAGCTCTGCCTGTGTCCACTTACGTTCACCAAGTCTTGTCGATAGTAAAATTCTAATCATACACCGCTCCTTCTCTTATAAAATAACACTTTTCCCTTGTTTTGAGTGACATTTGTTATTTTATAGCGAGAATTGTTATATTCTATCGAATGTCGATATAGAGCAGTCTGTATAAAAAAATTATTATTATATATTTTCTAACTATTCCATCTTGCCATTTAACTTTCATAATAAGCAGAATCGTTATTTACAAATCTTGTTCACTTCTGCCTGAACTTTATTGTAATTATATCCAGCAGCCTCCAGCTTACGTTTCCTGTCTGCACCACTTCCCCATTTTCCAGCAATGACTTCCTTTGCAATCTCGCTGATCGATTTCTTTCTGTCGGTTCCAGAAAGGATAGCGTTCACGCATTTCTGGATTTCTGCCATATCATATCCGGCTGCTGCCAATCTTTTTATCCGCTCCTCACCATTTCCCCATTTACCAGCAATAACTTCTTTTGCTACCTGATCCACATCTTCACCGTTCGAGGAGAATGCCGATGTTTCATATCTTGGATGACCAAAAAGTGTTTTTCCTCTATATGCAGAAATACTATATTTTTTCCTGGCAACCCCGCCTCCATTAGCTACAACACTGGAGCCTCCTGACGTATTTCCTTCCACCGTATAGAAATAATCATTGTCAACCTGATAGACAAGGCCGGTATGGTAACATCCGCTTACCTGGCCGTTCTTTGTAAAAAATACCTGTGCGCCTTTTTGTGGTGTCTGATCAAGTGCTCCTTTATTTTTATAAAGCTGTGCCGAAGCAACAGTATAATCATTAAAATTCCCGCCCAGCAATCCCTTTGCGTTTGCTGTTCCATATGCTTTATAAAAACACCAATCAACGAAACAATCACACCACGCCGCCGGAAAATCCATAACTGCCGGATAGATTTTGTGCATATCGCGCCCATACTTTGTATAGTTATCGCTTCCGGCTCCTGCTGTCTTTTCATCCAGTACGCCCGTATTCTTTTTGTATGCGGCCGCTGATTTTTCCAAATATCCAACTTCACCCATAGCTACATCTATTACTTTTTCTACATTATTCATATCATCCTATCCTTTCAAAAAAAGCAGCTGCATCCCTGCAACTGCCCTATTTACTAATTACTAAAATAATTTGTGAAAAACACCATGAACTTCTAAAAACTTTATTACACATCCTCCCCCGTTTCGATTCCCTGTCCCGCATCTGCAGAACCTGCTGCGTCTGCAAGTCCTTCACCGACTACATAGCCAATCACCGTTGCTCCGGCCATGATTATAGATGCGACCTGTGTCGCCTCACTTTCGCTTCCTCCATTTGCAACAACCAGTAAAGACACGAATCCGCATACAGAAATCCATAATTTTCTGCTTGTTAACTTTCTTAATACATTGATCTTTTTCATGAAATACCCTCCTACATACCAATCTGTGCAAAAATAAATCCTACCACAATGCTGATAACCGCAGTAATGACATATCCTGTAACCTTGCGCCACATTTCGCCATCCCTGCTTTCCAATCGCTCCAGCCGTTTTCCTTGCTGTTCCTGAACTTTCAGCATATTTTCCATATTTGTTGCAAGTTTTTCTGTTGATGCAGCCAGAGACGAAATCTGACGCACGTCTTTTTCAATCTCATCGATCCGGTGATTCTGTCGTCTGTCTTCATCTTCAAGTCTTTTGTAGCTCTCCTTTATCCGTTCTACGAATTCGTCATGCTCTGCCCTTGTAATTGGCGTATCCATTCTGCCTCACCTCCTTCCAATATAAAAAAAGAGCCTTACGGCTCTAATTCTGCTCTTGCTTCCTGATACTGATCCACGACTTCCTTAATAATCGCCATATCCTGATTCAATTTGTCTGGCACCCCTTCCAATCCTGAATACTGCTGGTCATTCCGCAAAAGCGTCAGATCTTCAACCAACCGTTTTACAACTTTCCCAAGCCGGTATATAATTTCATCCTGCTTTTCTGCCATATCCATATAAATTTCAAGCAATTCCAAAAAATTGTCTTCATCCATTCCGGCTTACCCTCCTGTATCCTTTTTCTGACCCTCTCAGGAATCATCTGCTACGATTCCATCCGTCTCATCTTCAAACTGTTCGCAGCCACCACCTTTATAACAGCGCCCGCCTAGTGGAACATCCATATAATATTTACTGTTTTCGCAAGTGCAGATATATTCATCCGCTAAATAACTGCACTCATTTTCATCAATCAATATACGTTTTCCATCAGTATTAATATGATAACTCATTTTCGTCCCTATTCCATGAATCGTTTTCAAATATCAGGATTTATGTCATGCCTTTTGTCAGGCGTCATAACGGTTTCCTGTAATCTCTGTATCTTCGTCCTCGGTAATCCATCCTTTTGTAACCGCATTCTTTACACGCGCTTCATTCCAGAATCCGCCATCATAATATCCCCTGACCTTTTCATAATTTTTGCTGTATGCCTTTTCTTTTTCCATATTTTTATACCTCCTCCAGATCTACATCCGTCATCATTGCTATATACTCAATATTAGCCTGCATCTGTTTCGCCGCCCTTTCAGCTTCCGAAATTTCGTGGAACGCAAACCAGTAACGGCCATCTACAGAAGCGCACTCCACGATTTCCGCATTTTTAAAAATACGTTCCCCGCAAGCTCCAATAACCAGAACTGATGACAAATCAATTGGAAAATCCGGCCTGCTGTCCGTGATCAGGCTGCTCCCGTTTTCCTCGGCTTCAATCTCCATACCATTTTGAAATACTATTTTTGCTTTTTCCATTCCGGCTCCTTTCCAAATAACTCCCTGTAAAGCTGTTTCATATTTTTTACCTGGTTTTTAGACATGATGGGAACGTGCGATCCCATCCATGATTTATACGCCTGCTCAATCGCTCCATATTCGATATTTCCTTTATCAAACAAACGTTTATATGCTTTCAGTTTCCTTCGCTCCCTTGTAACGGATTTGGAATTAATCCGTTTTGCAACCTTTCCGGATTCCAAAAGACTGTACTTTACCTGCAAATACTTAAATGTCTGGGACAGCTTCACAATCCGTGTTTTTCTTTCGTTTATAAAAATACCCAGGCTGTTTGCCTGTTCTGCTATTCCCTGAATAACAGATTCAACATATTCCTTTGTTTCCCCTATAATGTATATATCATCCATGTACCGTCCGTACATTTTAACTCCCCGGACTATCTTTGCATAATTATCAATCTGCACCGGATAAAAGATGCCAATGTCCTGTGACACCTGATCACCGATATCTGCCGACTTTGCCATATACTTCTGACCGGTTCTTAGTTCCTCTGATATATTTTCATAGTACTTTACAGAATCAAACCTCTTGTCCATGCACTCTGCATATTCTTCATCATCCATATAGGAAACATCTATTCTGAATGTGTCAACAATCTGCCCGAAAAGCCATCCTGAAAACTCATCCACCCTGGGTAAAACCATTTCCTTTACTTTATCATGACGGATATTGTCATAAAATTTTGAAAAATCCACAAAGCCGGCATAACCGTCATTACTACGATGTTTCAGCCAGTAATTATGCAGATCTTTTTCAAACATCCGCCTTGCAAAATCAACCCCCTTCCCTTTCTGGCTTGCGCTGTTGTTGTAAATGAGATATGGTTTCAGCGCTTCACCCAGAACTGCATCGCACAGGGCATGGCGGACTACACGGTCACGCATCCGCCCACCGTGGATATGACGGACTTTCCCCCGTTCGTTCAATGTAAATTCTGAACCGGGCAGAGTTCTGTATTCCCTTGTTTCAAGCTCCTGTTTCAGCTTTGTGATTTCTGAAAGGAAATCAATCTCAAATTTCTGTGGTTCCTCTTTCCATGCGCTTCCTTTCATCGAAGACAGAAACGCATCATAAAGAACGTTCATGTCTGTTATCCTGTTATACATAAAATTACCGTACTCCTTTTCAGGTTAAGCCCCGGATATTGGCTTGACGTATCTTGCCACATAGGGCAAACCGGCACGGGCGGCTCTATGTTTCCATACTGTCATTTAGCCTTTCCGGCAGGGACAGCCTTTCCTTTCGGCCGGATTCCTGCCTGTTTTCAGGTCTTACCAGCATCCTCGAAATCCGGGCGCACACCATTAGAATTGGAAGCGTTGTTACAGTCCGCATTGCCGTTCCAGTTCACATTCGCAAAATTAGCGCCCGAAACAACGTCACGCAGCCACCAGTTCACACATACAAAGGCTGCCCCATATTAACTATTTTTTATCTGTCAGGTTTCTTTTTCCTGCCCTCTTCTATTTTCAGGTTTTCCTTTCTGCTTCTCCCCGGCGTTTTTCGCTTTGCCGGCCTTCTTTTTCAAAAGCCTGTTGTCAGACTGCCGCACGCCTTTGTATAATGCAATCTGTTTATCAATATCCACGGCGAGCCTTTCGTATCTGTTGATGTTTACAGGAAGGGAACTGATAATATACTGCAGTTCCTGTTTCAGCACATAACACTGTGCGATTGCTTCATCTATGTGTTTCCTGCGCTCGCAAAATTCCATGACTTTTGCCGGAGTTTCCGATGGATAGATAGAATTTCCAAGTGTAAATTCACACCCTATGCGCCGCAGTATTTCCAGAACAGCATCGCATTCTTTATCTATAAACCATTTTTTGAAACTGTCGCATTTTTTTCGGTACCGCTCAACAATTTCATCCACATTTCCTGTCTTTGAGTGTGTTTCACGATACCGTTCAATATGCTTCCGGTATTTTTCTTCTGAAAACCCAAAATCTAAAAGCATCAGGTTCGTTACATCTGCCCGAAGCCTGTAAAAATGATGCTGCGCTTCAAACTTTGATTCTTTTCGCTTTCCCTTTGGTACTGACATTTTTCATCCCCCGCTATCTCCACCCACAAGGGGTGGAGATTAAAGATTAACAGATGCCGAAAGCCGGGCGCACACCAAGAGAATAGGAAGCGTTGTTACAGTCCGCATTGCCGTACCAGTTCACATTCGCAAAATGAGCGCCCGAAACAACGTCACGCAGCCACCAGTACACACGGTTACAAATCAGATCCGGACGCAATGCAAACAGTGCCAGCTGTGACTTGTCAATCGTATAGCGGTATGAAATTGTCGTACCATCGCACGCTGGTGTGAAAATGTAGCTTCCATAAACCATACACTCGTTCATCAGATCCACTGTACTGTCATACCACGCATGGTTACTTGGCTTCCCGTTCGTTACGGCATTGACAAGCAGCTCCCTGTGCGACAGAATATGATCTTCTCCAAAAGCTTCTTTAACCATAGCTTCGGCCTGGTCAAGCCCTGTCCCGTACATGTCAGTTCCGATATAACCGCCTTCTGTCGTATTTGCTGCTCCTGCTTCGTATTGTCCAGACGCAGTTTTATGCATTTGCGCATTGTACAGGCATGTGTCTGGTACAATCACTGCATGTGGTTTTGTGCAAGCTGTATCTCCGCAATTCAGCCAGTAGTTAAAATGCGCTATGCGGTAATTCACACCACCGATTGTCCAGTAACCTCCAACAAACATCTCTTTAAATGTCCCATCGGCCAATGCAGCTGCCTGTTCTGGTGTCAGATGATCGCCAAGAAATTTACCATAAGCAAATGAATTGCGAAGGCCCACATCAGGACTGTCTGAAATAAAACCGGCCCTGCCGTCTGCCCCTGCCCTGATAAATTCACCATCCGTAATTGCTCTCACAAAATCCCTAATCTTAATAATCCTGTCTCCATCAGGCGCTATAACATGTATATAATTTTCATCACGGGAAACAGAATCCATCTTTTCCAAATCCAAAAATAACTGCTCCATCTTTTTCCTCCTATCTAAACTGAATCTTCTTAGTTGCTCTAAATGCTTTTCCATCGGCAGTAGCAAACTGTTTTCCATCCATCGTTATCAGATTCACAGAAATGCTTCCCTTTGTAAGCAATTCTTCTACAATTCCGGCAAGGCTTTCTATGGAATCACGATTTACCAGCGTATTCTGTAAAAGCTGCTCAGGCGCTGCATTTACATTGTCTGCATGTGCCGGGTCAGATGTTTCCGTAACACGGATGCTTTCAGAAAAGACAGGAGTTTTATTTGTATAGTCTTTCATTGCTGCCTCCTAAATTTAACACAATATGTTAATTCCATGTTTTGATTGTTATAAAATATCAAATACCGTTATTTTTAATCCGTTTATCAGAAAACATCATCCAGTATATATGTCATCTGCAGGTCATCATCCTTGCCTTTTCTTTTAAAGGACTTGACGCAGACCAGATCGCCGTCTTCATCATACAGTCCAATCTCGCTTATATATTCATTAGCAAGTTCTGATTCTGTTAAAGTGCATTCATACCTGCATACGGTGTCTTCTATAAAAGTGTACCCGTCAATTTCTTTGCGGTACAACTCATGCCTTAATTCACTCTGATCTTCCTCTGGAGCAATCACGCTTCCATCTGCATCGCATCCTCCATCACCAAAAGCCATGCCGACAATCGGCGGCAGTGCGATTGCACCTGCTCTCGCCTTCACCAGCTTTTCCCTTGCTTTTTTTGTTATAAGCACGTTGCTTGCCACGTCACAGCACCTCCCTTCTGTACATCGCATTCAATATCCTGGATCCATCCATCGCCACATTCCCATCTAAAAACCATAGATTTCTTCTTATTTCAACCAGCCCGTCCCTGATTTCTTCTGTATTACCGTTAACAACAATATGAGTTTTGACTGCAGCTTCCATTCTGCATCTGGTCGCATCCATACAGACTTTTCCATCCAGTTTCCATCTGCCATCAAAATAGATAAGCCTCCAGAAATCAATGATAAATGCCAGTGTCTCCCTGACTGATGGATTTCCTAATTTATTTGCGCTTTCAATCTTTCCATAGATTTTCAGACGGAAACTGCGGTATGCGGCGTCAAGGCAGACAGATCCGTCAAGGTTCCATGTACCGTCAAACAATTTGGTATGCAGCGCTGCAAGCTCGTAAATAATTCCCATATAATATTTCAGGCCAAGCCGCAGATCGTACCGCCTTTTCTGACAAAGCTGCACGCTGCCGTCAAGGTTCCATGTGCCGTCAAAAATATAACAGCCCCAGAATGGGATAAACCAGTGCAGACGCAGTTTCACCAGAAACATTTTTTC